CCAACCCAACCGCGACCTGTTCGACGTCCTGGTCACTTCCACCGGCGCCCGTACCCAGCCGCTCATCATGGCGCTGACCACCGCCGGCCACGACCGGAACAGCATCTGCTGGGAAGTGCACGAGTACGCACGCCAGGTGAAGGAGGGCAGCGTAAAGGATGAGACGTTCCTGCCGGTGCTGTACGCTGCCGATGCGGAGGACGACTGGAGCCTGGAGGAGACCTGGAAGAAGGCAAACCCAGGCTACGGCAGCATCTGCCGGCCGGAGTATTTCGAGCAGGAGGTGCAGAAGGCCAAGAATGTGCCCAGCTACCTCAACACGTTCCTGCGCCTCAACCTCAACATTTGGACCAGCGCGGAGCAGGCGTGGATCCCGGACGACATCTTCATGCGCGGCGCCGACCCGCTGCCGGCGGACGACGTGCTGCTCGGGCTGCCCTGCTACGGTGGCCTCGACCTCGCAAGCACACAAGACCTCACCGCCTTCGCCCTCCTGTTCCGGGACGAGGAGGCGGACTGCTTCTACCTGAAGGTCCACCAGTTTGTCAACAGCGAGAAGGCAGAAAGCAAGAAGCTCAACGCCGGCATCGACTACCTGCGCTGGGCTGAGGAGGGGCACATCACCGTCATCCCTGGCAACCGCACCGACTACCGCTACATCAAGGAGCACATCGTGCAGGCGGCGGCCAAGTACGACCTGCGCAGCATAGGCTACGATCCACGATTCAGCACCTACATCGTGAGCGAGCTGGTGGCGGAGGACATCGTCATGCACCCGATGGCGCAGAACATCACCACCATGAACGGCCCGACGAAAGAGTTCGAGATGCAGATGCTTTCCGGCAACATCGTCCACGGCGGCAACGAGGTGCTCCGCTGGCAGATGGGCTGCGCGGTGGTGTACATGGACGTAAACGAAAACAAGCGGGTGGTGAAGGAGAGCTACAAAGAGAGCAAGAAAGTAGACGGCGTCATCGCCTCCATCATTGCCATGAACGAGTACGTGCACGAGCGTACGAGCGGCAGCTTTGACGAGTTCCTGGGCGTTATTTCACTCTGATTACCTTTGGCGCACATGGCTACCATCTGGGAACGTCTGGGGCTGCAGAAGCGGGCCCGCATCGGCAAATTTGACAGCGCCACCATCGCGCAGGAGCTGGGCGTTTGGGCTATGACCCGGAGCGGCGCCAACGTCAGCGAGCAGAGCTCGTTAGCTATCTCTACCGTTTACGCTTGCGTCTACAAGATTGCAAGCACCATCAGCAGCTTGGGCCTCGACGTCTACGTCCGGGACGGCGCTTCGGTAGACGTAGCCAACGCGCACCCTGCTCACGACCTCATCAAGTACGAGCCGAACAGCCGGCAGACAGCCTACGAGTTCTGGGAGACCATCGTGGCGCAGGCCTGCCTGTACGGCATGGGCTATGCCATGATCGAGCGCGACAGCCGTGGTTACGCCAGCAGCATGACCATCGTCGACTACTACGACGTCGAGGCGAAGGTGGTCAACAACGAGCCGGTGTATGTGGTCCGCGACTACGGCGTGGTTCGCACGGAGAACATGCTCGAGATCTGCAACCTGTTCCGCATGTCTCCCATCCGCCTGCACCGGGAAAACTTGGGGCTGGCAAAGTCCGCGCAGGATTTCGGGGCGGAATATTTCGGCAGTGGCGGACAGATGACCGGCATCCTGTCGACGGACCAGCCCCTCAAGAAGGAGCAGATGGACGTCATCCAGGAAAGCTGGAACAAGGCGCAGACCCAGGCCGGCACAAAGCTCCTGCCGTTTGGCTTCAAGTACAACCGCATCAGCATCTCGCCGGACGAGGCGCAGTTCATCGAAACGCGTAAGTTCCAGGCGGAGGAAATCTGCCGCATCTTCAGCGTGCCGCCGAGCCTGGTGCAGCTGCCCTCGCAGACGACGTTCAACAACGTGGAGCAGCAGAACCTCCAATTTGCGAAGCACACGGTAACGCCTTGGGCCAACCGCATCGAGCAGGAGATTGACCGCAAGCTCATCCCGTCGTTCGACCGTCCGCGCATCTATTCCAAGTTCGCCCTGAACGACCTGTACCGCGGCGACATGGCGGCCCGCGCCAACTTCTACCAGCAGATGTTGCAGGCCGGCGTCATCAGCATCAACGAGGCGCGGAGCAAGGAGGACTTGAACCCGGTGCCAGGCGGCGACATCCACACCGTCCAGGTTAACCAAATCGCCCTCGACCAGTTCGGCGCATATTCGCAAAAAATAGCAAATGAAAACGCAGGAAGCATTTGAGCAGGAGGTCCGCAGCCAGTACGGTGATGCGGTCGAGCTGCGCGTCAGCGAGGTCCGTGCGGCCTCCGACGACACCCTGACCATCAGCGGCTACGCTGCCATGTTTGACGACGTCACCGACCTCGGCTACTTCAACGAGCGCATCGCTCGCGGAGCGTTCGACGGGGTGATGGAGGACGACGTCCGGCTGCTCATCAACCACGCCGGCGTCCCGCTGGCGCGCACCACCAACGGCACCCTCGACCTCGAGGTGGACGACAACGGCCTGCGCTACACCGCACGCCTGGCGGACACCACCGAGGGCCGCGACCTGTACAAGCTCATCAAGCGCGGCGACATCTCGCAGTCCAGCTTTGCCTTCACCATCGAGGACGAGGAGTGGGACCGCAAGCAGAACCTGCGCACCATCAAGCGGATGGGCAGCCTGCTCGACGTCAGCCCGGTGACTTACCCGGCCTACCCGACGACGACGGTGGCCGCTCGCATGAAGGCGCAGCAGGAGGAGCGCTCCATCGATGCGGAGGACGAGGAGCTGCTCGACGACATCCTCGAAGCCATCGACGACATCAAGGTCAAGATTGAGATGGCCAAGGCCGTCGAGGAGGAGGAGGACGTGATGCCCGAAACACCCGTAAATTCTGAACGTGCTACATTCGCACCAGTTAATACTACAACCATGAACTTGAACGAACTGAAGGCGCTTCGCGCCAAGTACTACGAGGAGCACGTTGCCCTCGTGGAGAACCCAGACAAAGAAGGCCGCCAAATCACCGAAGCTGAAGAACAGCGGGCCGAGTGGTTGGTTGCCGAGGTTGCATCATTGGACAAGCGCATCAAGCACCGCGCCGACCACGAAAAGATGGTCGCCCGCATGGTGGGTGGTGAGGCAGTGAGCCGTGGCGAAGAGCGCGAAATTGAGAAGCTCAACGGCAAGTTCAGCCTGTCGCGTGCCGTCTTGACCGCAGCCAACGGCCGGTCGTTGGAAGGTATTGAAGCAGAATGGGCACAGGAGGCACAGCGTGAGATGCGGGCCCAGGGCTTGCAGGCTGTCGGCCAGGTTGCCATCCCGATGAAGGCGCTCTACCGCGCAGGTGCTGCGGACGCATTTGAGGCAGGCAGCGGCGATGGTTCCGGCTTTGTAGCTACGACAGTCCCAGGCGCTATCGGATCGCTCATCGCTCCGTCTGTCATTGAGCGTTTGGGCACGACTGTCATCAACGGAGCCACGGGCAACCTGAAGTTCCCCCGCGTATCTGTCGCACCGACTGCAGCAACCGAAACCGAAATCGGAGCTACCAACGCGTCCGGCATGGAGATGGATGAGCTTACCCTGAGCCCAAACCGCGCAGCCGCAAAGACGACCTATTCCAAGCAGCTCCTCCTCCAAGGCGGCGCAGCGGTGGACCTGGTCATCGCGCAGGAACTGAACGCAGCCATGAACAAGTACATCGACACCTACGCCTTCGACACGCTCGACGGTGCTACGATGAACGACTTGACCACGGCTGGAGCTACCAACACGGTGATGAACGCGGCCCTCGCTGTGGCGATGGAAGCTGCCGTCCTCGCTGACGGAGCCGACCTTTCCAACTGCTTCTACGTTATGAGCCCGTACGCTTACCAGCTCGCAAAGAATGCGGCGCAGGTTTCGTCGGTCTCTGCTTTGTACGACCTCGCCAGCAACACCTTCAACGGTTACCGCGCTATCGCTACGCCGTACCTCACGAACGTAGACGCTACGACCGGACAGCTTCTTTTCGGTAACTTCCAGCAGGGCGCTATCCTCGCCTACTTCGGAGGCATCGACCTGCTGGTTGACCCGTACAGCGCTGCAGGCACTGCGCAGATTGTTCTGCACGTCAACCGCTTCTTCGATTTCGACGTTCGCCAGGCTAACGCCCTCGCGAAGTGCAACGACGTCGTCGTATCTTAATCACGACCTGACAGCATAGGCGAAGGCCCGGGGCACTCCCCCGGGCTTTCGTACTTTCGGGCCATGATGACCATCAACATCACCAGCTCGCCAGCGCTCGACGACATCGTGACGGTGGCAGCTCTCAAGGCATTCCTGCGCGTAGATCACAGCGACGAGGACACGTACATAACCGCCCTCCGCCAGGTGGCCATTAGTTACGTGGAAAGCATCACAGACACCCGCCTTGGCGACGTGACAGCGGTGGGCTACATGGACAGCTGGCACCCGGTGGCTATCCCGGTAGGACCGGTGCAGAGCATCAGCTCCATCACTTACACGTCGACCAGCCAAACCACGCTGACTCTCGGAGCTACGTACTACTACACCGACCTCGTGAGCAAGCCGGCCCGCATCCGCTTCGTCAGCCCGCCCGACCTGTACGACTACGCCCTCAACCGGGTGCAGGTGAACATGACTATCGGCTACCCTGAGGCGTCCATCCCCACGCCCCTCATCCAAGCGGTGCGCCTGCTGGTCGGCCACCTGTACGAGTCCCGCGCGGAGGAGGTGCAGGGCACCATCACGACCCGCCTAAAGATGGGCATTGAAGCACTGGTCAACCCCTACCGCGTCCTGTCATGAAGTTCGGGCGTATGGACAGCCGCATCACCATCGAGCGGACCACCACCACCACCAACACCTACGGCGAACGGGTCAACGCCTGGGGCACGCTGGCGACGGTATGGGCGGACGTGGTGTACCGCGAAGGCAGCGGCACGGAAAGCATACAGAGCGCGCAGGTGCTGAGCAAGCAGCCGGTCCACTTCCTCATCCGCTACAGCACGACGGTGGCGGACGTCAGCCCGAAGGACCGGGTGAGCTACAACAGCAAGCTGTACAACATCGAGACCGTCCAGGAGATTGGGCGGAACGACGGTCTGCGCCTCACCTGCACCATCCGCGAGTAATGTTTACCGCACGCATTGACGGCCTGGCTAACATCGAGGCGCGCATCGCCAAGGCGGTGGAGTTCGGCGATCTGAACAAGGCGCAGGTGCAGAAGTCCTACCGCAAGATTGCCATGATTTACGTGCGCCGTGCGCAGTCCATGGTGAAGGACGCCAAGCGCACCATCTACGTTCGCCGGCGTGGCAGCGAGGTGATGGTGGAGCGCGGCACGCTGCGCCGTTCGATGGGCACCTGGACAGCCAACAAGAAATTCCCTACCATCCTGGCAGGACCGCGCGCCAACCACCCGATGAAGCGGAAGGTGGCGGCGAGCGCGGACGCCTGGTTCGCACACATCGTGGAGCAGGGCGACTTCCCCGACCAGTTCGGCGGGAAGAGCACCGGTCACCCAAACTACAAGGTCCACCAGCGGGCCATGGAAGCTGTAGACGCCACGATGCGGCAGAAGCTTATAGGTGAGTTGCAGAAGGAGTTCTCACGCTACATGAAATGACGATAGGAAAAGCCATTTACTACCTGCTGAGCAACGATGCCACGGTGTCGGGGCTGGTCAGCACGCGCATCTTTCCGGAGGTCGCGGACCAGGAGCAGGCCATGCCTTACATCGTGTACAACATCCGCAGCAACGACCCGAGCGACGTGCAGACCGGGCCGTCTGCCCTGGACACCGCCAGCATCGAGATAGCCTGCTATTCCACGAGCTACACCCAGGTCATCGACGTGGCCTCGGCGGTGCGCCTGGCGCTGGACCGGGTGGGAGGGACGTACAGCGGCGTCAACGTGCAGAGCATTCAGTACACCACGGAGACAATGGACTTCGAGGAGGCGCAGCGGGCGTACAAGGTCATGGCCGACTACGAGGCGCGCATCGACCGGGGCAACTTGACGCTGCCCACGGTCACCGCCGTCCGTCCCGATCTCATCATTCGCGGTGCGGTGTATGACGAGCCACGCACGCTCGCGTTGACCAACGGAGCCACCTTCACTGTAAACAGCGACGATCACCTCCTCTTCGCCAACTACGCCTCCGCCTCGGGTTCTGCAGCAGCTACACTCCGGCTGCCGGTAGTGGCCGGCAACGAGGGCCGCGAGGTGCGCCTCAAGACCGGCAACCACCTGAGCAACCAGCGCACGCTCACGCTGCGACCGGCAGCCGCAGACACGACGGTCACCATAGACGGCAGCGCATCGGCATTGATGGACCGCGACTACGACGGCATCACCGTGCACTGCATCGGCGGACAGTGGTACATCACGCAGCGCAAATCCAAGTAACCCGCATTCCTTACATTCGCACTATGATTGTCACCCTCAAGCAACCCCTCCAGGACTTTGGCTACGACTGGCCGGAAGGCTTCCAGGTCGAGGTGTCCATGAAGTTCTACCGCAAGCTCGTGGAGAGCGGGCACGTAGACGCGCACCCGGAGGACGAGAAATACAAGAAGGCCGCGAAGCCTAAAAAGGCAGCAGCCACAGTAGATACGGAACCCGAAAACACTCCTGAATAATGGCCCAGACAACCGGCATCCTGAATGCCTCGAGCATTCGCTTCTTCACCGGCACCACCGACGGCACCCACACTGTCGTCGCTAACGTGACCGAGTGCAGCATCTCCATGTCTACGGACGTGCGCGATATCACCACCAAGACCTCTGCAGGTTGGAAGGAAATCCTGCCGGCGCTGAAGTCCGCATCTATTAACGTCAGCGGCTACTTCGCCGAGGACGCCACGAACGGCTTCAACACGCTGGTCGGTTACCAAGTCGCAGGCACGAAGGTCTTTGCCACGTTCTCCAACGTGGGTTCCGGCGCCATCCCAAACGCCGGAGACAAAGAATTCGACGTCGCAGGCTACATCACCTCCATCGAGCAGACCGCAGGCTTCGAGGATAACGTGACGTGGTCGCTGACCATGGATCTCACGGGCGCAGTGGTACATGAGACCATCTCATGACCGTAACCATCGGCACTGAGACCTTCCAGCTGCGCGCCTCCCTGGGCGCATGGCGGAAGTTTGAACGGAACACCGGCATCCGCATCGCAGCCATCGACCAGAACGACGTCACCGTCATCGCTGAGCTTCTGTACTACTTTGCCGAGGCAGGGGCCAAAGCAGAAGGCGCAGAGTTCGACTACGATGTGGACAGCTTCCTGGACCTTTGCGAGGTCAGCGAGCTGCCTAAGCTGAGCGAAGCGGTGAGCACCCTGCTCGGCGGAGACGCCCAAAAAAAAAGCGGGGCAAAGGCAAGCCGGTAAACTGGGATGAGATTGAGGCGATGGGGTTGGGCCAGCTTGGCCTGACCCCGTCGGCGCTTTACGGCCTCACCTTCGACGAGTTCAACAACGCCCTGACCGGCATGTACGAGCTAATGGAGCAGCGCGAGCAGAGGGAGTGGGAGCGCACGAGGTGGATGGCTACCATGCTGCTGAACCCACATACCAAGAAGCGCCTGTCACCCACCGACCTCATCGAGTTCCCGTGGGAGAAGAAGTCCAAACCCGCTGCGGATGGCATGGCTATCTTGCGGCAAATAGCACGAAAGAATGGCTAAGCTCGGCGACCTTATAGTACGCGTAGGTGCGGACACCCGGGAGTTCAACCGCGAGCTGGGCAAGATCCAGCGGAAGATACGGGAGACCTCCGACAACATTATGGACATGGGCAAGGCCATGTCGATGGGCGTGACGTTACCCATTGCCGGGTTGGGTGCTGCAGCTGTCAAGGCTGCCGCCGACCTGGAGACCATGGAGACGCAGTTTATCTCGCTCACAGGAGGCGCGGAGCAGGCCGCCGCGATGGTGGACCAGCTCAACCAATTCGCTGCAGCTACGCCCTTCCAAATCGAGGAAATCGCAGGCGCTGCTCGCCAGCTCCTCGCGGCCGGCACGGACATCTCGCAGGTGAACGAGCAGCTGCAGTTCCTCGGCGACATCGCAGCGACGTCCGGAGCGAGCATCGAGGAAATCACGGCTATCTTTGCGAAGGTTCAGGCCAAGGGCAAGGTGGAGCTGGAGAACTTGAACCAGCTGGCCGAGCGCGGCATCCCAATCTTCAAGGCGCTGAGCGATGCCACGGGTTTGCCTGCATCCGAGCTTGGAGCCGGAGCCGTCAGCGTCCAGCAGTTCAACGACGTGCTCAAGGGCTTCGCTCAGGAGGGAGGCTTCGCGGCCGGCGCCATGGAGCGCCTGTCGCAGACGGCAGCCGGTAAGTTCAGCACGGCCATGGACAACCTGAAGCAGGCCGGCGCGGAGATAGGGCGCGTCCTGCTGCCGTACGTGACCGCCGCCATCGACAAGGTCACGGAGCTGGCGGGCAAGTTCATGAACCTGGACGAGGGCACTCAGAAGACCATCGTGGCCATCGCAGGCATCGCGGCAGCCATCGGCCCGGCGATCATGGCGTTTGCAGCTTATAGCAAGGCGGTCGTGGGCGTAAAGTATGCGCTGGACTTGGCGAATAAGTCGGGGGGTATTTTGAATGTTACCCTCTTAGCAAATCCAATGGCAGCAGTGGCCATCGCAGTGGCCGCAGCCATTGCGCTCATCATTGCCAACTGGGACCAGATCCACGCATACTTCACCAGCGGCGACGGAAGCAAGACCTGGGACCAACTGAAGCAGACGGTGGCGTCCGCGGTGGATGCCATTAAGGAAATCTGGACCATGTTCGTCGGGTTCCTGCAGGTGGTCTGGAACCAGTTCGGCGACGATTTCATCGGCATCGTGGGCAACGTCATGGACTTGGTCTTTGGCATCTTCCGTGGCGTGCTGGGCGTCATCGGCAACCTGTTCCAGGCATTCACGAGCCTGCTGCAGGGCGACTGGAAGAGCGCCCTCGGCTACCTCGCCAACATCAGCATCACCATCTGGCAGACCATCACCCGCACGTTCCTCGGCGCACTCGAGACGCTGGGCCGCGGAGTGGACGCTTTCCTCACGGCGGTAGGCGTTGACAGCAATATCGGCGGATTCTTAGACGGTCTGCAGGGCAAGGCGGACGCCTTCTTCGACAGCATCAAGTTCAAGTCCGACGA